TCCCTGCTTGGATGTCCCGGTTGAAGACCCTGGTCACGGGCGGCGCCGGGTTCATCGGATCCGCGCTGGCCCGGCAGATGACGCAGTCCGGGCACCAGGTCCGGGTACTGGACGACTTCAGCCGCGGGCGGCGTGACCGGCTGCGGTCCGCCGGGATCGAGATCGTCAGCGGCGACGTCCGCGACCGCGATGACGTGATCCGCGCCATGCAGGGCTGCGACCAGGCCTGGCACCTGGCGTACGTGCAGGGCACCCAGACGTTCTACGCCGAGCCGCGGGCCGTGCTGGACACCGCGCTGCGCGGGATCCTGGCCGTGCTGGACGCGTGCGCGGCGACCGGGTGCGGCGACCTGGTGCTGGTGTCCTCCTCCGAGGCCTACCAGGTGGCGCCCGCGGTGCCGACGCCGGAGACGGTGCCGCTCACCGTGCCGGACCCGCTGAACCCGCGGTACTCCTACGGCGGCGGCAAGATCGCGTGCGAGCTCGCGGTGCTGGCCTGGCAGCGGGCCGGCGTGCTGGACCGCGCGGTGATCGCCCGGCCGCACAACATCTACGGCCCGGACATGGGCCGCGAGCACGTGATCCCGGAGTTCTGCCTGCGGATGGCCCGGCTGGCCGCGGCCCAGCCGCACGGCGTCCTGCCGTTCCCGATCCAGGGCAGCGGGGCCGAGACCCGCTCGTTCTGCTGGATCGGGGACTGCGCCGACCAGCTGATGCTGCTGGCCCGGCCGGATGCCCCCGGCGGCATCTACCACGTCGGCACCGGAGACGAGAAGACGATCACCGAGGTCGCGCACGCGGTCGCGGCCTGCTGGGGCCGGGAGATCAAGGTCGAGCCCGGCTCGCTGCCGCCGGGCAGCCCGCCGCGGCGGCTCCCGGATACCGCCAAGATCGCCGCCCTGGCCGGGGGCAGCCTGCCGGTGACGCCGTTCGCGGACGGGCTGGCGCATACCGCTGCCTGGTACCGGGAGCACGACGGTGAGTAAGGTAACCGCCTGCGCGACCTGCGGGGACCCCCGGCTGAAGGCCGTGCTGGACATGGGGGAGCAGCCGCTGGCCGAGCGGGACGACGGGGGCCGCTACCCGCTGCAGGTCGCCGAGTGCGCCCAGTGCGGGCTGGCCCAGCTCACCTACGCGGTGGACCGGGACGTGGTGTTCCCGCCCGGGCACCCGTACACCACCGGCAACACCGCCGCGCTGCGCAGGCACTTCGATGACCTGGCTGCCCTGGTCGCGGCCGAGCTGCGCCCTGGCGACCTGGTGATCGACATCGGCGCCAACGACGGCACGTTCCTCGAGGCGGTCCGCCGCCACGCGCCGCACGCCCGGGTGCTGGCGGTGGAGCCGACCGGGCAGGCCGCCAGGGCCAGCGGCCGGGGCATCCCGGTGGAGCGGGCGTTCTGGTCCCGGAAGCTGGCCCGCGACATCGCGCGCTACCTCGGCCGGGCCAGGGTGATCGTCGCGTGCAACGTGCTCGCGCACGCCGGCGACCAGCACGACTTCCTGTCCGGGGTGGCCGAGGCGCTGGACGAGGGCGGCCTGTTCATCACCGAGAACCACGACTGGGCCTCGGTGGTGGACGAGCTGCAGGTCGACACCGTCTACCACGAGCACCTGCGCTACTACTCCCCCGCCTCGCTCGGCTACGTGCTGTCCATGCACGGGTTCCTGATCAGGGCGCTGGACCGCATCCCGGTGCACGGCGGCTCGTTCCGCGCCGTCGCCGTGCAGCAGCGGCCCGGGCTGCAGGTCCGCGCCGACGCCGCCCGCGGGTACCTGTGCCGGGCCATGGAGGCCGCGGCCGGGGCCGGGGCGATCTACGGGATCTCCGCGTCCACCCGGGCCACCCCGCTGCTGCACTGGGCCGGCATCGAGTCCTACATCGACCGGATCTGCGAGGTCCGCGGCTCGGACAAGATCGGCACCCTGCTGCCCGGCACGAGCATCGCGGTGGTGGATGAGCGCGAGCTGGCCGAGAACCAGCCGCCGCACGCGCTGCTGCTGGCCTGGCACGTCGCCGCCGACATCGTGCCGAAGCTGCGCGCGTCCGGCTACGACGGCAAGTTCATCGTCCCCCTCCCCCGTGCGAGGCTCTGGAATGGCTAGCAGGCACGAAGACGACCGCGGCGTCATCCAGGACCTGCTGGAGAACATCGACGCGATCACCGAGATCCGGACCCGGCGCGGGAGCGTGCGCGGGAACCACGTCCACCTGCAGACCACCCAGTGGACCTACATCGTATCCGGGCTGATGCAGGTGGCCTGGACCGAGGACGACGGCGTGCACATGCAGGTCCGCGGGCCGGGTGAGCTGGTCACCGAGCAGGCCGGCATCCCGCACGCCTGGAAGGCCCTGGAGGACACCGTCGTGCTGGTGTTCACCCGCGGGCCGCGCTCGGCGGCGGCCTACGAGAGCGACACGCAGCGGCTGGCGGTGCCGATCCTGACATGAGCGCGGCGCTGCAGTGGTCCATCCTGATCCCTACCCTGGCCACCCGCCAGGCGGCGCTGCTGCGGCTGCTCGCGGTGCTGCTGCCGCAGGCCGAGGCGGTGCCCGGGGTGGAAGTGGTGGCCCTGCTGAATGACGGCAGCGCGCCGCTGACCGAGATCCGCCAGGCACTGCTGGACGACGCCCGCGGCGAGTTCATCAGCTTCATCGATGACGACGACCTGGTCGTCCCGGACTTCGTCTACACGGTGATCATGGCCATGGGCGACCCCGCCACTGAGGCGGTCGGCTTCCAGGTCCGCGTCTTCGAGGACGGCGAGCCGGTCCAGCTGGCGTTCCACAGCCTGCGCTTCACCCGCCAGTGGGCCGCGGACAGCGGCGGCGCCTACCGGGACTGGACCCTGCTCAACCCGGTCCGGGCCGCGATCGCCCGCAAGGGGGACTTCCGCGCGTGCCGCGAGCTCGGCGAGGACTACGACTTCCGCGGGCAGATCGCCCACCTGCTGCACGCCGACGAGTACATCCCGCGGGTGCTGTACCTGTACTACTCCAGCACCGCGGACGGCCACCGGCAGTGGTCCGCGCCGGGAGCCCGCCCGGTACCCGCCTGCCCGCGCCCCGCGGTGGGCAGCCCGGCGTTCCGCTGGCATGACCGGAGCCTGCCGTGAGCGAGCTCGGGCTGCTGGTGCCGTCCCGGGGCCGCCCGGCCGGCGCGGCGCGGCTGTGGGAGTCCATGCGCCGCACCTGCACCGCGCCCACCCAGCTGCTGATCGGCCTGGACGCCGACGACCCGAGCCGGGACAGCTATCCCGCCGGGCCGGGCTACGTCATCCGGGACGGCCTGCGCTACGTCACCGCCTGGGTCAACCACCTGGCCCTGCTGACCCTGGGCGCCTACGCCGCGGTGGGCACCGTGGGCGATGACAACACCTGCTCCAGCGACGGCTGGGACACCGCCATCCTGGCCGCGCTGGAGCGGCAGCCGTTCGCGTTCGGCAACGACCTGTACCCGTTCCGCGCGCCGGGCTCGCTGTCCTGCCACATCTTCATGCGCACCGAGGTCATCGAGACCCTGGGCTACATGGGGCCGCCGGAACTGGCCCACATGTTCGTGGACGTCGCCTGGTACGCCTGGTGCCTGGCCTGCGGGCACGAGTTCCTGGCCAGCGTGCTGCTGCCGCATCACCATTACACCACCGGGGCGCCGCACGACGAGACCTACGCGCGCAGCCTCGCGCTCACCGGGTCCGGCCTGGCCGCCTGGCACGCCTACTCGCGCCGGGGCCTGGACGACGGCGCGCCCGGCGGCCTCAACGCCGACATCGCCAAGCTGGGCGGGCACCCGTTCACCGCGGAGCGGCTGGACGCCTTCAACAACGGGCTGGCCATCCCCGGGTGGCAGCCATGGTGACCGCGCGCCCGCCCGCGGACGACATCGCTGCCGCGCTCGCCGCCGGGACCTGCCCGGCGCACGGCACGCCGCTGAGCCGGGCCGGGACCGGCGACGACAGCACGGGCGGGCTCTGCGCCGCCTGCGGCCGGTACTGGTGGCACGACCCCGGCACCAGCCAGGCCGGCTCGTTCAGCGCCCGGTCCCCGTTCGCCGGGACGCCGATGCCGTCGCGAGGGGAGTCATCATGAGCTGCGCCGGCCCGCCTGAGCGGGTCCCGCAGTGCGCGGAGAGCGTCACCCGCGGCAGGCCGCCGCTGGCGCCCGGCTCGGTGCACGTGCTCGCCGGGGACGGCGTGGAGCAGCGGCTGGCCGCGTACCGGGCGCAGTACGCCCATGAGGTCGCCGCGGTCGCCGAGGGGTTCTGCCCGGTGCACCGCGACGCGATGCGGCACGTGGACATGGAGGACGCGCCGGTCGCCGGGCACTGCTCGCCGTGCGGCCGGTACTGGTGGTACGACCCGGATACCGGGGACGTCGGCTGGATGCTGGATCACGACCCGGCGACCGGGAACTGGCACCCGCCGGTCAAGCCGAAGCGCCCGGGGCGGCTATGGGAATGAGCGTGCCGTACGGCTGGAAGATCGAGATCCGGTGCGCGGACTGCGGGCAGCGCGCCCTGGCCGGCCCGGACATCCGGTGGTGCGAGCACTGCCTGACGCAGCGGCACGCCGCGATCTGCGAGCAGCCCTACGGCCACGACGGGCCGTGCGACGAGTGGCCCTGGGAGCCACCGTGAGCGTCACGTACTGGGGGCCGTCATGGCTGAGACCGTGATCCCGGTAGCCGTCTGGGACGCCACGGATGCTGACTGGTTCCGCGGGCCGTCCCGGCAGCGGTCCGCCTGGCTGAAGGCGCACGCCCTGCCCGTGCACAGGATGTACCGGGCCGAGTTCTACGCCCGCGACGGCGACATGCCCGTGGCGCGGGTCTTCTGCTATGCCCTGGACGCGTCAGGCCGGCCGCACTGGTCGGGCAGCCACCGCCGGGGGGCGCACGACCATGATCAGTGCGACGTCGCCCGCGAGCCGCCGCGGGTTGTCTGGCTGGACGCGCTGCCCCCGGAGGACCTGCTGTGACCACGACGTACTGGGTGCTGGTCTCCGACGCGCTGGCCGCGGACCTCGACCCTGACCTGCTGCCGGAGGGGCTGGTGCTGAACGAGGGCATCTGCCCGGAGCCGGGTTACCTGGGCACGGAATCCGTGGCGCACTGGCACCGGTTCACCGACGCCGGCGCGCCGCCGGAGCTGGACGGCCGCCGGGTGGAGCTGGTCCTGGCCCTGCCGGCGCAAGAGGGCGCGCGGCCCGTCATCACCGGGCGGCGGGTGACGGGATGACCACCCTCGCGAGCTGGGGGAAGCAGCGGCACCGGGTCTGGCTGTCGGACCGGTCCCGGTGGCGGCTGCTGTTCCGCGGGCACGACGCGCTCTACATCGCGGCCTGGCGGGTCCGGGTCCGCATCTTCAAGCCGGCCCGGAGGCGGTCCCGTGACGGATGAGATGCCGCTGGTATCGGTGATCACGCCGACCTGGCAGCGCCGCCAGCTGCTGCTGGCCCGGTGCATCCCGAGCGTCCAGGCTCAGGGCTACCCCCGGGTGGAGCACATCGTGGTCAGCGACGGCCCGGACCCGCAGCTGGCCGCGGACCTGTCGATGCCGTGGCTGCACGGCTGGAAGGACCTGTGGTTCCACGCGCTGCCGGCGCACGACGAGGAACCGCACTGGGGCGGCGCGGTCCGCAACGCCGGGCTCGGACTGGTGGCCGGGCAGTACGTCACCTACTGCGATGACGACGACTCGCTGCGCCCGGATCACTGCTACCGGCTGGCCGCCGCGCTGGACGCTCACCCGGAGGCGGGGTTCGCTGTGTCGCGGATGCTCCAGCACGCCCCGCACGGCGACCAGTCGGTCGGGCACGGCGAGCTGGCGCTGGGTAACGTCGGCACGCCGATGATCATGCACCGGGCGGGGCTCACGGAGGTCGCGGCGTGGGCGGGCGGGGCGTACGAGGACTGGGAGCTGGTCTGGGCCTGGCTCCGCGCCGGGATCGGCTACGTCCGGGTGGAGGCTGACACCTGCGACGCGTGGCCCTCGGTCTGGCGCGGCCCCGGCTGGGACCCCGTGCCAGAAGGCCAGCCCGGCGCCGGGCGCGCTCCTGTTACTGCCCGGCCCGTTACGTGAACGGAGGCTGATCATGTCCATGCCCGCCGCCCCGGACGCCGGGCTGCCGCCGGTAGTCGATGAGGCCAACACGCTGCTGGCTCCCGGCCCGGCCCAGCTGTTCACCGGGGTCAGCGGCGCGCTCGGGGTGCTCACCGTCCGGACCCCGACCACCACGCTGACCCTCCAGCTGCCCAAGGCCGACATCCTGGCCTGGGCCGGGCTGATCCGTGAGCTGGGCGACTCCCTCGGCGGGTCCGGCCTGCTGGTCGCCACCCCGGCGAACGCGCTGCTGCGGCCATGAACGATCCGCGGCCCGCGACGATGCTGCAGCCCGTCACGTCCGTCACGGACGACACGGGCCAGCCCGGGCAGGGCGAGCAGGTCAGCCACCCGGCGCACTATGGCAGCCTCGGCGCGCAGTGCCACGGCTGCGGCGAGCAGATCGAGTGCATCGACGTCACCGAGGCGATGTCGTTCAATGTCGGCAGCGCCGTCAAGTACGCCTGGCGGCACGGGCTCAAGCCCGGCGCGGACGCGGACACCGACCTGGCCAAGGCCATCTGGTACCTGCAGCGCGAGCGGGCGCGGCTGGCCGCGCTGGCCGACCGGGAGCGGCCGTGAGGGCTAGCGCAGTTCCGCGGGCGGCGGCCAGCCCGGCGCCCCGGCCGCCGCCTGGTTCACCCGGTCGGCGGCCCGGGCGGCGGCCAGCCCGGCGTTCTCGATCACGGTCTCCCACGCGGCCCGCTCCTGGCCGTTCAGCTGCTCCCAGCGGCGCAGTACCCGGCCATCGGCATCAACGCCGCCCATCTGCGCGCACCAGTCGCCGTAGGCGTCCCTGGCCCTGTTATCACCTGGCATGGCACTCATGGCGCCAGCTTAGCGAGGGAGTCCCCTGATTAGAATCTTCGCTGGACATGATGGCGGTTCAGGGTGTGCCTACAGCTGGCTGCAGATGCACGGCATCCGGGATGCCAAGTTGATGTGTAGAGCGGAAGGAGCGGTAACATGCCGGTGAACCCTGCACCCTTGAAGATTTTCGCCGGGCACGATGGCGGCTCGGGGTGCGCTTTAGGCTTGGTATCGCATGAAAGCACCCCTGGACGCGCTGGCCCGGTACGGCGGGCACGAGGTGCATTTCACCGACGCCGGCGATGACGGTCACCCGGTCTCGGTCACCCTGGGCGACCTGGCGGGCTATGACGTGATCGTGGCGCAGCGGTGGAACAAGCACGACGGGCTGCATGTGTGGCGGCGCGCCCGCGGCCCGTTCAGCCGCTTGGTCTACGAGCTCGATGACGACCTGTGGAACGTGACGGCCGAGAACTGGAACGCCTACCACCTGTACGGCCGCCCGGAGATCCGGGATGCGACCCAGCACGCCGCCGAGACCGCCGACCTGGTTACCGTCACCACCGAGCCGCTGGCGCGGGTAATGCGCGAGGTAGCCGGGCACGACCGGGTTGCCGTGCTGCCTAACTGCGTCCCGGGCTGGGCTACCCGGCTGCCGCGGCCCGGCCGGAAACGGCCGCGGGTCGGCTGGCAGGGCGGCGCGAGCCATGGCGTCGACATCGGCCAGGTGGCATCGCCGGTCCACCGGTTCCTCAAGCGGTTTCCGGGCTGGGACCTGCAGCTGAACGGCTCGGATTACCGGGAGACCTTCGGGGACGAGGGCGTGCCGTACGACCGGATGTCCTACATCGGCTGGGTGCCGGTTTACAAGCACCCGGAGAAGTACTTCGCCGGGATCAACTTCGACATCGGCCTGGCCCCGCTGTGGCCCACCTCGTTTTCGAAAAGTAAATCGGCAATTAAGGCGATCGAGTACGGCGCCCGCGGGATCCCGACCGTCGCCAGCGACATCGAGCCGTACCGGGCCGTGATCACCCACGGGGTCGACGGCTTCCTGGTGAAGCGCGACCACGAATGGCTGAAGTACCTGTCCGAGCTGGCCGGCGACGACGCGCTGCGCGCCAAGATGGGCGAGGCGGCCCGGGAGATGGCCCGCCGGCACCTGATCGAGGACCACTGGCAGCAGTGGGAAGCCGCCTACGCCGGGCTGTTCGCGCGGCAGGCCGGCAGCCAGTCACCCAGCGTGCCCGGGGGGTGACAGGTCACGGGGCGCAGTGATATGGTCGCAACCGGTACACACACCGGGCGCCTGCTCACGATCACCGGGCAGGCCCCTCACAACCAGGCGGGGCTAGCTCCGGCGCCATCCCCGCCGACCAGCCGGGTCCCCGGACGCGAGGTTCTGAGGCTTCCGCGCGTCCGGGGACTTGCTGTCTCCCGGGTTATACCCGCCTGTACCCGGCCTCCTAGCTGTCTATAGGTCGCCGACCCGCGGTCACCCCGTGCCATTTCAGGTCACGATACGGTAACGGCACGCCGGAGCCAGGTCAGGCGCCGCCGAACAGCGTCACGCCGTGCTCCCAGGCCGCCCGGCGGATCCGGCGGCGCATCACCTCGATCACCGCGGCAGCCTCGTCCGGGGACAGCCCGTCGAACTGGCGCAGCCTGCCGCGGATCACCGGGTGGCCGATCATGTGCCAGGCGTGCCGGACGTGATCCGCGGTGTCCAGCGGCATCTCATCCAGCCAGGCCGGGACCAGCGGGGCAGGCGGGGAGCTCACCCGCCCATTATCACGCGGCCGGCGCGATGGTCAGATGTCACTGACCGCGTGCTTGCCCGGCACCGGGCTGGCCGTGAACAGCCAGGTGTTGCCGGGACGTTCAACGCCGGGCTCGCGGACCGAGGCCGCGCTGGACCCGAAGCTGTTTCCGTGTGCATACATGGTGTTCCCCTTTCGCTACTGCCCGTATCGTAGCATCCGCGGGCACCGCAGCCAGTCAGCCTGACCCGGATTACCCGGGCATACCGGCGGCAATTACCCCGCGGAATAGTTTGCGGACACCGGGAAAAATGCGCCGGAGATGATTAGCGCCAGCTATACGGGTAAGATTAAACCACAGGTCAGAAGGGATTTATCGTGGGGAAAATCGGAGAGACCAAGCGCACCATTATTTTCGAGCCGATGCCGGATGACATCCCGCTCGCGGAGCCGTCCCCCGAGCCGGTGACGGCGCCGGACCGGGAGGCTGTCCCCGCATGAGCAGCGGGTGGCTCCGGGAGAGCCTGCGGATGGCGGAGGGCCAGCCGATGCTGTCCGTGTCGGTGACCCGGCTGCCGCCGGAGCTCGAGAAGCGCAAGAGCGCGCAGGCGCTGCCTCGCTCCTGGCAGGGCGAGCCGGGCTTCGCCGGGCGGGGTCAGGCACCGGAGCCGGGCTTCGCGATGGGCTCGGTCACCGGCTACCGCTGGTGGGCGCTGCCGCGGCCAGGTGGCCCGGCGGGCGGGAACTGGGAGTCCGGGGAGCTGCGCGGCATGCACGGTACCTGGGGACCCGGGCTGCTCACCGCGCGCTGCATCGGCGACCTGACCGGCGGCGCTCCGGAGCATGCCCCGGCTGACACGCCCTTCGACGGCTGCAGCTGCGGGTTCTGGGGGTACTGGGACATGCCGCCCCGGCACTCGATGGGCGCGATGCTGCCCGTAACCGGGGTAATCGAGGGGTCCGGCAAGACGCTGATCGGCGAGACCGGGTTCCGCTGCGCGCAGGTGCGGATCCGGGCGCTGCACCTGCCGGAGTGCGGCCTGTCCCCGGACTGGCACGCTGCGGCCGAGGCCCGCATCGCCGCGCTGTACCCGCAGGCGACGCTGTACCGGGTGCTCGGCGCGATGACCCGGGAGTACCCGCCGGACCCGGAATCAGAGCGCTAGGCGACGACCTGAGCCCCGCCGGGGATTACGCACCTCGTAACCGTAGCGTGGTCCGGGGCCAGTGTCCCGGCCGGGCGAGCCGAGCCCGGGCGGGACCCGCGGCTCGCCGCGACGGGAGTTAGCCTCCCAGTCTGGTGCCCTCGGGGGTGCAAGCCCTCCAGGCTCCCCGTGCCCGGTTCCCGCGGCATCCTTGCCTGTGCCGCACCGGGACTTCACCGGGGCTCGATCGCCATCGCCTCTAGTGCTCTACCTGAATGACCCCGGATGTCTTGCGAAGCCAGCTGTCGTGTACCTGCGCCGCTCCGGGAGGTGACCGGGCCTTCTTGGCAGCTGGCCTCACCAGTACCGTACAGCGAGCGACCTTGCGGTGTCCAGCAGTGACCAGTCGCGCCCCGTGAATGCGCACGGCTCCCAGGGGCAGCTACTGCGGGCTGAACGGCTCCCAGGGTCAGCTACTGCGAGCTTCCCCGGATCTCCTGCCAGTGATCTGCTGGCGGATGCCGGGCGGTTCCCGGTTCGCCTCGCCGCGCCCCTGTTTCACCCGCGGGAGGAGGCTGTCCGACTCGCTTACGCGCTCTGTGGCCAGGGCCAGGTTACCGCGGTGCCGGCGCCTCCCTGGCCGGTGCACGTGAACGTGACCACGAGCTCAGCCTAGACAGCGAGCAGGCCCGGTGCGGCGGCCGGGCCTGCTCCTGGATGACGGCGGTACTCACGGGAATCACCTTCCCCGCTGGGGACGCGGCGCGTTGCTGATCTTCCGCGTGCGGCCCGGGGTGCGCTCCGGGTTCCGCTGGGTGCGCGCCGGGTTGTTCTTCGTCCGCCTGTGCTGGGCGGCGTACCGGGCGCACTTGGCACGGTTCCGGTTGTGCTTGCGGTTCTTCTTGCCTTCCTTGCGCTTGGGCATGGGGTGGTTTCACCCCCTCTCCTGACGAGACCTACGGGTCCGTCAGGAGATCGCGCAGAACGCGCACTCTTTCCTCCTCTGAGCCTGGATTGCCTGCCGACAGCGCAAAGCCCCCGCTCGAGACGGGGGCCTGCACCCGCTCACCGAAGCGAGCGGGGGTGCGGTGCCCCCGGCAGGAATCACGTCACCAGGCGCCTGGCGGCGGAGAGCCGGACCGGGGGCTTATGCATCCATCATACGCAGTCCTACGCGGTATACGCAACTGATTACCTGGTATGCTGGGGACGTCGAAATAGCGCGACGCACACGGCCCCGGTTCGCCATCGGTCCGGGGCCGTGCTGCGCCCGCCGCTGGCGGTGCGGGGCTGCACGGGTAGACTCGCTGGCGGTGCTGTTCCTGCCAGAGCAGCCAGGTGTCCTGTGCGTGTACCAGTGACCACCTCCACCGAGGCCCGGCCTGCGGGATGCGGCCGGGCCTCGCGGTGTCCGGGCTGAGGCCCCGCAGCCGGGTCGGAGCGGCGCGGGGCCGCTTAACATCCGGCCAGGAATTTCCGGCCCGGTCGTGAATCCTGTACCCCTCCCGTCGTCTATCAGGGTGAGGGCCGCTCTGCCCGGCGGCCAGGAGGGCTTTGCTCCTTTCACCCTCCGTTTCAGCCGGCGGCACGCGGCCTCCGCTCCAGCCAGGACGGGGCAGCGTGCCGTCCGGGATCCTCCGGGATCCTCCGGCCGGCCGGAGAATTCCCGCCCGGTGAGGTCACGATCCGGCCGTGTCAGGGACCTCTTATACGGGACTCAGGTTCCAGGGGGGTGCACGCTGCCGCCCCCGCACGACTCAGGTACAGGAGACCAGACGGCAGGAGGCCATCATGTCGCTCACCTACGACGAGCTCACCCTGAGCGCTGACGCGTACAGCAGCCCGGCCCGCACGCACGTCACGCCGCCCGCCTACACGCGAATCTACCGGTTCCGCGGGCGGGAGGCGCACCTGCGCGAGGCGACCTGCCGGACTGCCCTCCGGTTCCGGGACTACGACGGCTGGCTCGGCACCGGCAGCCAGGCGGAATACGAGCACGCCGCGGCGCTGCCGCTGTGCGCGGCCTGCTTCGCGTGGCGGGAGGCCGGGCTGGCCGACGAGCGGCTGGGCATCGCGCACGGCACCGAGATGACCTAACCTGGGAACACCTTAGTGAGAGGTTCCGTCAGGCCCCCGGCCCGTGCCTGGATACGGCAGGCATGGTACGGGGGCCGGGCCTTTGCTCAGGCTTCCATGCTGTCCAGCGCCCGGCGCAGCTCAGCGGCCCGCTGCATGACGAGCACCCGGTTGCCGGGATGCCGGTCCAGCTCCCCGAGCAGGTTCAGCGCCTCCTCCGCGATGCCGGCGTAGACGGCCGCGTCGCACGCCTGCCGGTAGACGTCCGGGTAGTCCACGTTCGCGCCGCGCAGGCCGGGCCGCTGCAGCCGCCGGTCTCGCTCGGAGGCGGTCTCCGGCGTGCCCGGAAGGTACCGGACCTGCTCGGCGCTCAGCGGGTCGCCCGGCTGCCGGTCCAGCGGGCAGGTCCAGTCCGAGCTGGCATGCCCGGCGTGCGGCGGGCCAGGGCAGCGACCGGGCTGCGGGGCAGGGTCCCTGCGGGTGCGCCGCCGCGGGGCAGGCTCGCGGTCCGGGTGCCAGGGCCATTCGGTCATATCGGTCTCCTGAACGTGAAAGGCCCGGCCGCTATCCCGCGATCAGGATAGCGGCCGGGCGGCGGATGAGGGGTACCCGGGTCAGATGTCGCCCCGGGCGTGGTTGGCCAGGAGCACCGGGACGTCGGTGTCGAAACCGCTGACGTCCAGGACGCCCAGGTCGGCAGCGATGGACCCCGGAGCGGAGTGCGGCCAGAACGAGTACTCGTTCGGGGCGACCGCGATCATCTGCATCCGGGCGTTGATGCCCATCTTCTGGCGGTAGTTCTCCAGCGCCTCGTGCGGGTGCATGGAGCCCGCCCAGGTCTCGTAGTCGGTGGAGATCTGGAAGACATCCACCTCGGTACGGGTCTGGGCCGCCCACTGCATCGGCAGCGAGGCGTCGGTGCCGCCGTACGGCAGTCGCGACATGTACCGCATCGCCTCATCCAGCCGCATGCCCGGGGACAGCTGCAGCGGCATGAACTGGGTGCTGAAGCCGTACACGCCCCAGGCCGGCTCGGTGTTCATGGTCACCAGGGCCATGCCCGCCACGACCTCCCGCGCCGAGACGCAGTAGCCCGCGGCCGAGCTGGTCATGGAACCCGAGATGTCCAGGTTGACCATGGTCCTCTTGCCGGCCGGCTCCACCGCCGGGAAGGCGGCGTAGAACGCGCCGGTCAGCGCGTCGGAGACCTGCGGCACCGGGGTCCACGTGACTACCGGCCTGTTCGGGCGCGGCTCGGACCGGCCGGAGGCGTACACCTTGGCTGCGACCATCAGGGAAACCGGGTGGACCCGGCCCTTGCGCAGCAGCTCAGCGTTGGTCAGCCGCTCCGTGACGAGCCGCAGGTGCGTGCTCATCGGGGCGATCACGCCGAGCCGGGTCAGCTTCGGCAGGTTCCGGATCAGCGCCGTGACCGGCATGCCGGCCTCGATCAGCGCCCGCATGACGTCTGCCTGCGAGGTGGCCTCGTCCGGCAGCGCCTCCCACGGGATGCCCGGGTACTCCTCGATGAGGCGCACGTAGGCAGCCGTCCTGGCGCCGGCCGGCTCGGAGCCGCGCTCGATCTCCCGGGCGCGCTCGTACGCGGCGATCCACTTCGGCCGCTCGCCGTCCGCCTCCCGGCCGCACAGCCAGTCGAACAGCTGCGCGTGGGCGGCGTCGCAGCCGCTGGTGGAGTGCGCGGAACGGAGCACGTCACGGTGCGTCCAGCCGTCCCGCTGCCGGTACTTGACCAGCTGGTAGGACAGCGGCTCGGCGTCCTTGTCCAGGTACCACCGGGCGAACGCGCGCCGGGCGATACGGCCCCAGCCGCGGAACTGCTCGGCGTACCTGGCCGCCGTGAACAGGTGCGTGCCGGTCCGCACGACGTCGGTGAAGGCACGCTCCGCGGCCTGCCGGCCCTCAGTGTCCCCCAGGGCCATGGCGGCCATCAGGGCCAGGATCGCCTGCTGGTTGCGCGGCGCGCGGCCCGCGACGGACACCTCAGTGGCCATCTGGACCAGCCGGGACGCGTTGGCCCGGGCGAACTCGATGATCAGCTCGCCGTTGTCCCGCGTCGCCTTGCGCTCGTCGGTGTAGAAGGTGCCGCCCGTGGTGCCGATGGTCAGGAACCGGTGCACCCGGGTCTCGTCGGAAGCCTGGAACGCCCAGCCGCCTGCGTCGTTCCGGATCTGCGCCGGGTGGGCCTGCTCGGACTGCGGCGTGGCCCGGCCCCGGGTCCGGATCTGCGTCAGCGCGTCGTTGGTCATGATCGTGTTCCTCCTCCTGATCTGTGAAGGCAAGCCCCGCGGGCATGTTGACGGGAACCGGTGCGGCACGTGGCCGCGGTACCAGTGTTGGATGGTTGGCGATAACCGGCTCCGCTTCCGGCCCGCGGGGGCTTGTCTTCAGTTAGCTGACGGGCGTGTGCTTGTGAACCGGCCGTTTACGCGCTCTGCCAATTGAGCTACAGCCCCCCTTCCGGAGGGCTGACAGGACTCGAACCTGCAACCACGCGCTCCCAAGGCGGTAACCGATTCTCGTCCGGCCCGTCAGGTCTATGAAATTGTGGCTGGCGGGCGTGTTACGGGGACCGGAGCGCTATCGCGCCAGATTAGGAGTCTGGTGATAACCGACCCTCATCCGGCCCGCCAGGGGCTTGCAGCTTGAGGCCGGCGGGCATGTGAGTGGACACCGGGCTTCCCTCCGTGTCAGGGAGGGATCCCGCCGAACGGGAGGCCCCGTGAGAGTGGGGCCTGGAGGAGTCGAACCTTCGATAACCGGCATCACGTCCGGCCCGCCGGGCTCAAGCTGAGAGACGGGCGTGTTGCCGGGAACCGGTTCCCCTTGCGGGGGTGAGGGCTTCGAATCCCTCTGCAGGAGTGTGAGTCCCGTTTTCCGGTAACCGATTTCCTTCCGGCCCGTCTCGCGTTCTTTCATAGCGTGAGCACCAGGGGAAGGGCAGCGGGCATGTGTGCGGTAACCGGCTTGACTTGTTCGAAGATAACCGACTGCCTCCGGCCCGTGCCGTCCTCATCATACGTGGCCCTGGGGGGATTCGAACCCGCGACATAGCGCTTAGGGGGCGCCTGCTCTATCCGGCTGAGCTACAGGGTCGTGGACGCCGAGACGGGACTTGAACCCGTGTCAAAACGCTTTGCAGGCGTTCACCTAGCCAGCTCGGTCACTCGGCGGTACGGCCGGCAGGGGGCTGAGCCCGAAGGCGGTGTCAGCCTGCTCACCTGCCAGCCAGTGGCCCCAGCAGGATTCGAACCTGCGACAACCCGCCTCCGGAGGGCGGTGCTCTATCCGCTGAGCTATGGGGTCCTGCTTACTGCGGCCCGCTGTGCCCTGAGGCTGGCGGGTCTTTCTCGTTCAGCCGGGTCACGACCTTAGACGGCTGCCGGGTCACGATCACCCCGCGGCGGCGAGCCCCGCCGTTCTCCCTCAGTGTCCGACAGCCCGGCCTGGCGCCGCGGCACCCGCAGGGCCAGGATCCCGTTCGCGTTCAGCAGGTCGGTCACGTCCTGCCGGTCGTCGTAGAAGACCCCGATGCCCAGTTCCCGGCACGCGGCCAGCTTCAGCTGCGGCGACTCCCGCGGATGGCGGAACAGCCGCTCGTGCACGCCGTCAACGGCGATACCGAGCTCAGCTAGCCCGGGCGCGACGGTGCCGGCGGATTTCCGGCCGACCGCCGAGATGACGTGCACCTCATGGCCTGCCGCCCGCAGGGCCGCCGCCAGCTCGCCGAAGTACGGCCAGTGGCTGCAGACCTGCCAGTAGTCCAGGCCGATTCTCGTTTTCGTGTTCATGTGGCAGGTGCTGGGTTCGAACCAGCGCAGGCGTAATGCCGACTGTTTTACAGACAGCTCCCTTTGTCCGCTTGGGTAACCTGCCGGGGTGGCCGACGCGAATTGAACGCGCATATTCGGGTTCACGGCCCGTTGCTCTGACCATTGAGCTACGGCCACAGTAGGCGGTGCCGGGATCGAACCGGCGCAAATGTCCCGGGGTGTGGACCCAGCGCTCTCCCGCTGAGCTAACCGCCCTTGACGGAGAGGCGCAGGTCCTCGGGCACGTGACCTGGCTTTACGGTACTGCCGATACCTCTCCGCTGGCATCCCCGGCAGGACTCGAACCTGCAACGCACTGCTCCGTAGGCAGCAGCTCTATCCGTTGAGCTACGGGGACTTGCTGGTACTGCGTGGTCGCTACTGGGATTGAACCAGTGGCCTTCGTCGCGTCAGGACGACGCTCTCCCGAACTGAGCTAAGCGACCGTGTGTCCCATCCGCCGCTGTTACGCTGTCGCGGGTTCCCCGGCCAGGCGCTTCCGCTGCCGCGCGCAGTGTGCGGAAGACCTTCCGGGCAAGCACCAGGGACTGGGTGCTAGCGGTGACGACGGGATTCGAACCCGCGACTTCCGGATAGACAGTCCAGCACTCTGACCTGCTGAGTTACGCCACCTTGTGTTTCTGCGCTCCCCCACCTGGACTCGAACCAAGATCCACCGGTTAACGGCCGGGCGCTACTGCCATTGAGCTATGGGGGACTGGGGTGCCCTGATCCCGGCGACGAACCCGGGGCGACGACCGGTAGTCAGCCGGAAACGCTCCAGGGCACCTTAGTAGCGGAGGCGGGATTTGAACCCGCGTTTGCCGAGGTTATGAGCCTGGCTGGTTGACCTAGCACCCTCCGCGTCGCATTTACACCGTAGCCCCAACGGGATTCGAACCCGTGATCTCCTGCTTGAAAGGCAGGCGGCCTGGACCGCTAGCACTATGGGGCCATGGTAGTCCTGGCGGGATTCGAACCCGCGATCTCCTGCTTGAGGGGCAGACGGCCACTCCTGGCTGGCCTGCAGGACCATGTAAGCGTTCAGAAGCAATCTTCAGGTACATCCGTCAAGCGACGTGACGCCAGGACTTGCGCGTCGCAGCCCGGTAAGCCGCCGCGGGAGAAACGCCGTACTCGCGAGCAAGAACTTCAATAGGCTCGCCTTGCCCGTCATCGAAGCGCACTCTGAGATCACGCACGTTCGCTTCCGTCAGCTTAGCGTTCAGGCTGCGCTCCCCGCCCGTGTCGTAACCATGGTGACAGGGTTTGCAGAGCTCCCTGTAATCCTCGCGCCGCCGAGACACTTGACGGCCATGAATCAGTGAGTACTCGGTCTCTGCTTCCGCGCCGCACTCCTCGCACACGCCTGACTTCGGGTAGTGCAGGTTCAGAGCTGTGTGCAAGACACGATA